AGCGCTGGCATGACGCCTTGGAACACCTGTGCGGAGTCCAAACTGACGTGGTCGGAGGCCACAGCAATGGCGCGGTCGATTTCCTTGGCAATCTTGCTCTCTTCGTACTTGCCCATCTTGTCGCCCCCTGCCGCCAAAACGTAGCCCTGCACCTGCTGGGTGTACCAGAGCATCATGTGTTGCTTGATGTGTTCCAGTGCCTGCGGGATGAACTTGGGCGCGATGAGGCGGTTTGAACCCAACGTCGGGTCGAGAGCGAACGTGAGGTGGGTCTGGATGTGCGCAAGGTGGTCTTGACGCGGATAAGCGAATGCTGGGCGTCCCAATGCCATTGCGCTGTTCTCGTCTGCCGCGTTCAACTCTGCTGGCTTGCCAGTGTTTGGCATCAGTTCGTTGACGTTCGGGATTTTCAGTTGCTTGAGCATACGGCTCACCACCGCACGCTGGTCAAAGATGGCTGGGAACTGCGCAGACAACTGCATGACCGACTGCATCTGGGCGACACGCTGGGTCTCGCTGAAGATGTGGGGGTCAGACACTGGAACCACGTCGCTGTTGCGGCGGAAGTCCTCGCGCTTGATTGGCAACTCGGCAACGATGTCGCCCTTGCGTTGCTCGTCCAAGTGCCAGCGGTTGATGCGGCCCAAGATGTGCAAGACACGGCGCTGGGCGTCGTGCAAGCGTGCGTGGATGGAGGAGAACACCACAGCGCCCTGTTCAATCAGCGCCTGAGTTGTACCCACGGGCATATTGGCGCTGGCGTCAGCAATCTTCTCTTCGGCGGTGGTCACCACGCCCTTGGCTTCGGTCGTCAGCCAGCCCAGCAACTGGTACAGCACTGGGGATGGTGGGTTGAAGGGCATAGGCATGGCAATCTTGCGAATGTCGTCCACACCGATGCCGCCCTCAATTTCGGTCACCTGCGTAATTTCAATCTGGTCGGACTGTCCTGAGACCTTCGCGCCCTTCAACTTCAGCATGGTCAGGGAGTTGTTGACGTGCGCAGTGTCCAGCAAGGCACGCAATGACCCCGTAGCGGCGGCGGAGAGGCCGCCAATGAGGTGAGGTAGCCCGATGGCGTATGCGCCTCGCCAAGGGATGAATTTGAACTCCACAATCCAGTCCAGCTTGGTCAGGGTTTCGTCGCCCTCTTCCCAGTTGCGGTACAAGCCCAGCACCTTGCGGTCGAGTTCGTCAATCATCAGGATGTAGGGCGCGGTGTCACCCTTGGTGCGCTCGTCGTCGTCGAGGTCAAGCCAAGTGTAGATGTGGTACACGCGGCGCAAACCGTCTTCACCGTCTTGGAACTGCTTGCCCTCAATCTTGGCGTTGGCCTTCTCGGCGGCAGTCTGCTCTGGCTCGGTGGTGGTGCGGATGAACTTGACGTCGCGGTACAGGCCACGGTTGATGCGTTGCTCAAACTCCCACTCGCTGATGTCCTGCTGTTCGGTCACCCGTTGCGAGGTGTAGAAGTTGGCGGAGGCGAAGGGGAGCAGGATGTTGTCAATGGCAACGAATTCAGCGCAAGGTCGGCGCTTCTTGTCGTCGTACCACAGCTTCATAAACTGTGAACCACCCAACGGCAACTGGGTCAGCATTTGCTCCTGCTCATCCCTGAATTCTTCAATCTGCTCGGTCAACTGCCAGTTCATGTAGTCGCGCTTGCGCTCTGCGACTTCGGTCTTCTCGTCAGTGACGTCGCCCAGAATTTTGGTCTTGGCTGGGCCATCAGGTGGGAACATCTCTTTGATGGCGCGGGAGGCAAAGTCCACGCAGGCTTCAGCCATCATGGGGTGAACCACTTTGGATGCGCCCATGAACTGCGCACCACCGGGGGCGTCATCACCCATGCCAGTGCGGCGCAGACCCTCTTCGTACTGCTTGTCGCGCTTCTTGCGTGCTTGGCGGTCGTTCTCAATCAGGTCAAGGTAGCGGGTTGCCATCGCCTCCAGTTCGCTAATACTGACCACCTCTTCAGCCAAATTGGCGTAGAAGTCTTCGTCCTCGGCTGGGCCTTTGAAGTCCTCCAGTTTGACGATGGCAGAGCCGTCAGGCAACTCCTCAACATCGGGTTCCTCCCCGGGGAGCATATCCACCTCCGCACCACCCTCGTCAGTCATGCGGATACCCTCAATGTAGCGGTCGTCTTCTGGGTTAATTGGGAATTCTGTTGCCATGCTTATCTCGCCTTAAGTTGTGTCAACCCACCACGTTTGCGGGGCTGTACTGGGGTTGGTTTGAACATGATGCCCATCGGTTTGCTGGCGTTCGGGTTAATCATGCCCTCGTAGCCGTACTCCTTGACCAGACGCTCGTAGTCGTTGGCCTCCTGCAATGGGTGTGTGATGCCTGCGTTGTATTTTGCCGTGAACGGTGTGCGGTTGGACTCACGGGCCAGTGGGCGGAAGCCCAGCGGGTCTTTGGTGATGTCGTACAGATTCTGGGACTCGCCACGGTAGCGGTTGACGCCAAGGCCAGACTCAGGGGTAACAGTGCCGGGTTCGCCCAGATAGACGTAGGAGCGGTCTTTCACGCCACCAGCGTACTCACGCAGGCGCTCGGCCTCCGCGCCCTTGATGCCAGTGCCGTATCTCGTTGGGTCAAGCATCTGCAAGTTGGGGTCGTTGCTGAAGTGCGTCAAAACCGATTGGCTTTCGGTTCCCTTGGCGGGTCGGTTTGCGGCGCTTAGGTAGTCAGGCATACCGCCAGCGAACTTAGGGTCTACGAACTCAGGCGGGAGCAGGACGGCCTTCTGGGGCGCGAACTGGAAGTTGTTGGCAAACTCTTGCCGCTTGGCGGCGCGAATCTCGTTGACCAGTGCGGTGTCCTTGCGGCGCAGGGCTTCGACCTCAAGGTCTTCCAGCTTGGCGATGTTGGACTTCAGGCTCACGTTGAGCGGGCTGTAGTTCACGAGCGAGTTCTGCCCACGGGTCTCGGCAGTCATAGCCAGACGGGCCAGCGGGCTGTACATCTGCTGGTGGATGGCCCACGCTATCTCTTCGCCCTTGGGGCCAAACTGGTTGCCGTAGATGGCATGGCCCAGCAGGTCGTGGACGGCGCGGAACTTCTCGTTCTCGTTCAGGCCAGAGGCTTTGTCGAGGCGATTGAGGAAGTCGTGGGGGTCGCCACCTTGGAAGACGTACAGGTGCTTGTTGCCATGCACGTCAGCCATCATCTCCTTGGAACTCTTGTAGTCGCCTTCGCCTGCGCGGTGATACGAGAAGTTGTAGGGGAGTTGCTTGAATTGCTCGTCGGTTTCCTTGGCAAGTTGGCGGTACGCCTTCTCCATCAGGTCGTCGTAGTTCTTCGCGCCCACCTGCTCAAGCAGGTCAGGCATTTGTTTGGCGTAGGCATCGAACACCGCGCTCTTGTACTCAGGCGAACCCTCAACAGCAAGTTGATGGGCGCGACCGATGGCGGATTGCTTGGCGAGTGAACTCTCTGGAATCTCAGGGACTACAAAGTCAGTGCCTTGCGTTTCCTTGGTGAAGCGTTGTGCGATTTGGAGGGGCTGATTTGACGCGGGGTCAGCAATCAGTCTTGCCACTTCTTCATCCGAGATGCGGCTCGGAACTTCGCGTCCAGCTTCTCCTGCTGTTCCTCCGACAGGGGCTTGGCCTTGTAGTTCATCCGCTTCTCGAAGTCCGCGACTCTTTGCTCCACTGACGTCGAGCGTCGTGGGGCTGACTCGATAGAATGGGCCTTCTTGTTTTGTTGCATACGTTGCTCCTTGTGGTGTCCCCGTCGATGCGGTCTTTACCTCTGGTTGTAGACCAGTTAGTTTAACAGACTGCGGCGCATACAGGGGATTTTTTGTGAACGAAGGCAACAGGCTGTTGCTGTCGTCAGTGATGGCGCGAGACAACGCACCAGCGGGGTCAACACGCGGCTCGATATTCTTTTGGTAGCCTTTGCTTGCCACCTTGCCCAGCTTGGACACGCCCAGACCACCAGCGATGGCGGCAGGGATTTCGGTCAGTGGGTGGAAGCGGCCTTGACTCATCAGGCCAGCGTCTTGCGCACGCTTGATGAGGTGTTCAGACCCACCGATAGGCAAGCCGTCTTCGGTCTTCAGGGCGTCGGAAATACTGCCAAACATTGGCACGCGCTCCTGCTTCTCGCCAGCCTTGGGCGGGCCTTCCAGCACCGAGCGGTATGCGGGCTTTGTCAACAGCTTATCCACAGTCACCGACTTGAGTGGGTCAACGATGAGGTCAACACCAAGGTGGGCGAGGTCAGGCGCACCACCAGCGATTTGCATCCCTGCTATCTTGGCAAGTTGCGCACGGGCGCGAGGTGAGGACTTCAGGCGGTCGTAGTCACTGCCCAGCGTCTTCTTGGTCTCGTCCCACATCTCGGCGGCGTTCTTCTTGATGTCGCTCCAACGCTTGCCAGACATAAACGGCTGGGCTGAGTAGCCACTGCTCTCTTCAGGCGAGGCAATGCCACCACCGTCGAAGTGCTGGGCGTCTTTGAATTGCAGGGTCTTGAATGCCGAGCCACCCTCTGCCTTGAACTGCAAAGTCTTGAAGGCTGGGCCACCCTCAGCCATGAACTCCAGCTTCTTGAGGCCAGCCTCACCACCTTGGGCCATGCGTTGGGCCATAGCTTGCGCCAAACGGGCGTCAGCGGCCTTGATGTCCACCTTGCCACCCTTCGCCATACGGTTAGCGATTGCGGCGTTTAGGCGGGCGTCTGATTGCTTGATGTTCACAGCGCCACCTTTCTTGTAGCCCTCCTTTTGGAGGAACGTCAGGAAGTCCTCGTCCACGAACTGCGATGGGTTGTTGCGTGACAAGTCCATGTAGCTTGCGGGCGCGGGGCGTCCCTTCTTGTCCACACGTCCCTCGTACTGCTTCATCCAGTCACGCATGGCCTTCTCTTTGGGCGTCAGTTGGTACTTGAGGCCAAGGTCTGTGCCAGTCACCTGCACAGGGAATGCCTCGTTCAGGTCAGGGCGGTGAATGATGCCGTTGTCCAGCACGAACAGGCGGTTGCCCACCTCGAAGGTCTCAGCGTCCACGAGGTCAGGGTCGGTCTCGCGCTTGAGGATGGCGTCCATCTGGCCCGCGTCCTTCCACGTCTCGCCCTTGTTCTCTTCCTTGAATGCCTTGCGGCGCATTGGCCCCTTGACACCAGTGCCAAGTAGGACGTCACCCACAGCAGACCTGCGGCTGAAGGTGTTGGCCCCAGACAGTGCTTGAGGGTCGGTCAGGTCGTATGCGTCGTCGAACAGCAAGGAGCCAGTCTTCTCCTCCTTCGCCAGCCTGATGCGGTCGTTCATCAGCTTGATTTGCGCGGGTGAGACCTTGCCAGCCTTCACCGCGTCGTGGAATTCTTTCATGGCATCCTTCAGCACGACGGTGTTGCTCTTGTGCTGGTCAGGAGCGCCGACGAAAGTCGTCCAGATTGTCTTCTCAGGGTCGTTCTGCCTGACCTTCTTGTCAGCGGTCGTCTTGTTGCCAAAGCCCCAGACAGTGTTGGCGTTCTTGTGGGGCAGTGAGTAGTGCTGGAGGCCAGAGAAGCCTACGCCACCACGGTTGGAGCCGAACACCCTTGAGCGGTCAACCTCCGTGAAGTTCAAGGTCTTGCCCTCTGCGCCGACATTGCCCAGCGCTTCAGACATCCGCATGGTTGCGGGCGCGAGAGGGTCAGCGTATTGAGCGCCAGCCGCATACTTCTGGGCCAGCTTCTCTTCTTCGGTCATCAGCAGGCGCTTCGCCGCGCTAAGACCACCCTTCACTATTTTGGATTTTGGGTCTGCCATTCGTTACACCGCGTATGGGTTGACCCGCTCTTTGCGGGCATAAGCATAGTCATCATCGTCATCATACCGAGGCTCTGGGTTAATGTCGAGGAAACCCATGTCCTTCATCAAGCGAATTGCTTGCGTTGCGCTATCGACGTAGTCGTCGTGTGTCGAGTCAGGGAACGAGCATATCTGCGACAGGAAGCCTTCGCACCAGTCCTTGACGTAGCCCTTGCGCACAGACGACTCAGGAAGCCATACGCGCCCAGTGGCAAAGATGGAGGCGGTAATCTGGAGGCGTTGCATCTTGTCAGCCTTCCCGGGGTTGTATCCCCTGACAGGCAGGTGAGCCGCACGCAGTTCTTGGATGAGGGAGATGCCTGCCGCCTTGTCCTCGACCAAGATGAGGTCAGGCCGCTTCGCGTCCTTGCCTTCACCATAGGAGACGCGCCACTCTTCCAGCACCTTGGGCTTCAATGCAGGGAAGGTCAGGTGTTCGGCCCAGCAGTCGATGAGCAGGACGGACATAGGCCCATCCATTGGCTTGAACACGCCCCACGTCGTCATGGCGGTCGGGTCGTTGTACTCCTTGTCACTGAAGGCGCAGTCATAGGACTGGACGATGAACTCGAACTTGGGGAAGGGCTTGTCGGCTGGGTACAGCTTGAACATATCGCGCCCGACCACCTTGCCGTCTTCGAGGTCAACGAGCATACCCATGACCTCCTGCTCGTACAACTTGGAACCCTTGTACTGCTCCAACTGGTTGCGGAAGGTAGAGGCGAGGTTGGCTTCGTTCTCGTAGGTGCTGGCGCGGTCAATCACCACGTCGTCACCCTCACGGCCCACGAGGTCGATGATGAGGTCTTTGGGGCGCGGTGTCGTGGTCACAATGACGCGGGGCTGGTCACCCAGACGCAGGCCCATCATCATCATGTCCCACGCCTCACCAGCGCCAAGGTATTGGAATGCCGCCAACTCATCACACCATGCGAAGTGGAACTGCGGGCCACGCAGACGCTCGTATGAGTCGCCTGAGATGCCTCGAATGATGGAGCCGTTGGACAGCTTGATTTGATGGTCTTGCTTGTTGTAGTCCACCACCAGTTCCTGCGGTATGCAGGCGAGGAGACCAGACTGGCCCTCGAAGCAGGTGAACTTGATGTCGTTGGACGTGGGCGCGAGGACAAGGCAACGGCTGTTCGGGTTCGTCCATGCCCACCACCAGAGCGCCTCAGCGGCGGAGCGCGTCTTCCCTGCCCCTCGGCCTGCCAGCATCATCCAGACGGTGTAGTCCTGCTCAAGGGGCGGAGGTATCTGGTAGCGGTGGGCGCTTGCCACCCATGAGGCGTGGGCGATGTATGCGATGCGGTCATGCTCGGACTTGGCGTTGAACTCCGCCTGCGTCTCTGGGTCTTCGAGAATCTCAGCCAGCACGCTTGGTCATCTCCATGTTGCGGATGATGTCGAGGAACTTGTTGGCGTTGGTGTCTTCGGTCTTGATGGCGGCTCCACCCTCTACGCCCTCGACTGCCACGCGGTCACCGTACTTCTTGGGCTTCAGCTTCATGGCTGTCCACTTGCGGGCCTCGATGCGGTTCTTCTGCCATTGGAGGAAAGCGCCGTCCAGCTTGTGTTCAATCAGTGCGCCAGTCTTCTTGTCCACCACCGCGATGATTTCAGGTTGCTCGTCCGCGATGCTGATAATTTCGTCAGCCAGCGTGTCAGCCTGCTCTTCGCGTGCGCGTGTGTAGTTCTCCGCAAATTCAGGATGACGCAACAACCACTCGTAAACCGTGGACTGCGCTGGCATCCCATCATCCCTCAGTATCTGTCTCAGACTCTCCCCTTCTGCTATCCGTATACAGATGACAGTTGCAAGGTGAGCGTTGTATGTGGTGGGAGCGCCTACAGGGTTCTTCTGCGGGGCTACAGGCTTCTTGGCGGGCGTAGTGCTACCTTGGGCCTGCGTGGTGGCCTTCGGTGTCTTGGCGGGCTTCTTTGCCGCCTTCTTGGTGGTTTCTGGCATAACCCGTATTCCCCAGTGAATGAACGAATGTCGTCAGTGTATTCGATTCGCTTTCACTTCGCCAGTGCAGGTTGTCGGTGACGGGGTGGGTTCAGGCTTACGAAGCAAGTCCATCCCTACGGTTCCCTGTTACATCAGGTGGCCTCGCTCACCAACACGGCTGGGATGGTGGGTGTCGAACCCACAGCCTTCAGGCTTGAACGGCGAATCTCGCGCCGACCTCATTCGTCCCATGCGTCTTGGCTCCACTTGCGTGGAAACCGACTCGGTTTTATTTCGCTTTCGACTCGCTACACAGGTTGCCGACGTATGCACGAGGGTGTTGATTCGCGCACTCCTCTTCGGTCAATGTGAAGTCTGGAACCCATGCCGCAAGCACAAAAACCAGAACCATCATTGTACCAATAACGACCTTCTCAAGCAAGGTTTCTTCTCTCATGTGTTCTTCTCCTTGAGTTGATAGTCTTTAAAAACAGTTCCTTTGCTTGCATCACCTTTCCAACATTCACTCACCCAACCGCGCTTTCCTGATTTGTAAGTGCGCCAATGTCCACGCACTTGATGGCGGCGTGGCGTTGCGTGTGTACCACCTTGCGGGTCATTCTTTTGTTTTGGCGGCTCTATCACTACGGTGTGCCAATCAAATGTCAAGGCTGGTTTTCCTTTTGACTGGCGCTTTTGGTTGATGAATGTGCGTTGGGGTGTAGGTTTGTAGCCCTCAGACTGCATGGCCAACTTGGTCACCACAGCAAGCACCATGCGATGCACTGGCTTGATGTCCTCTAGGGTGATTTCTTCACCTTTGCGGTAAACCTTAAAGCCATCTGGCGTTACGATGTATGCGTATGGCGCAAAGTATTTGCCACCATGCCACATTGAACACCCTCCAACGGCAACAGAACCATCACCCTTTGTAAGCCACAGGGCAAAATCTTTTCCGCCTGTGTCAAGTCCAACAATGCCAGTTCTTTTTGATGGCAAGTTCATTAAGGAATCAGCAGGAACTTTCATTGCGGGAGTTGTATTCATCTGACCAACATCAAACCACAGTGCTGTTTCTGGCTCTGGCGCGAACTTAACGGCTTTACAAACTAATGGAGTCATTGTGGTTTCTCCTCGTCTGCAAAATCCATTTCTTGCGGATGCAATATATCGTCATGCACAATGACCCCGTGTTCGTTTGCCAACAAAAACCTGCCGCACACTACGCAGTAATAGCCATCACTCATGTGTTCTTCTCCTTGAGTTTAGTCATCAAGTCGCCAACAAATATCCACATTCTTCCCGTCATGGGAATTTCTATATCGTCAGCAGGCTTTGCCAATGCTCTTATTTCCTTGTCTGTCAGGTTTACCCAAGGACGAACATACTGCTGAATGTCATCGTCCTCATCAATCATGCTGGCACCTCTTTGCTCAAAATCTTTTGCAGGCCAGCCAACAACTGCTGTGCCTCGTCGCGGGTCAGGACGGTGTAAGCACCGCCGCTCTTCACACCAATCTTGAGCCACGCGCCCCCATCATCCCACTCAGTGATGGAGACACGAGACTGGTCTTCTGTGTAGATGGTGATGTCAATTTCGTTTGTCATAATCGATTCGCTTTCAGTTGGTTATTGATTTGGTTTAGGACGCAAATTGTGCTTGCATTTCTTCCCACTCTTTTACGGTGAGCATTTTTACTTCTGTCTCATCCCAACGACTGAAATGGTGAAAGGCTTCGCAGGCTTGCTTGATAGTCAATGGCAATGTTGGCCTCCACATTTTTAACGCCCCTACAAAAGTGTCTCGACGAATCACAATCCATTGCTTGCGAGCATTAGGGTTAGGGCCTTTTCTACCTGATCGTCTTACCACTGTTCCTGTTGTTGTTGAGTGTGTCATTTCGCTTTTCTTTCGCTATTAACTGACTATGCGGAATTGCTGTGTCAGTGAAGATAGTGTAACACGGTAATTCACCTTGACAATACTTTTTTAAATTATTTTGTAGGGACAAACCCTTAGTCGTTCATGTGCTGGGCAATCTCGCGCTCAATGCGTGACTCGTCCTTACTGGTCATCTTCTTTGCCAGCCACGGTGCAGGACGGCCACGGCGGTCGCACACCACCCAGTCGCTCTCGCTGTAACCGTGGTAATCCCAGTCGCTGGCCGCGTTCTGGCAGTAGGAACCAGCAACGCTGAAGTATTCAACGACACCGATCACGCAAGGGATGCCTGCGACGCGGGTTTCAATTTCTGCGATGAATGACATGGTAATTTCCTTAAACGGTTTCAAGAACTTTAGGGCGCTGGATAACGGTCTGCTTCACGCCGTTGTATACGGTGTGTTCTTTGATGCTGGCCTTGATGGTGTTGGTGTCACCCTTGCCGCCGATGCTGGACTTGCCCTTGTAAGTAATGGCATTGCCTGCCTCGTCGCGGGCGATGGTGATGTAATTGTTGCCGTAGAACTCAGAATGTAAAACAATGATGCGCTCG